TTTGGCTGTTGGCTGTTTGGCTGTTAAGTGGCGCGGGCGGCCACAGCCGAAGCCGCCCGCGCCACGATGCTGGACGCCCTATCAGACGTAGGTGAAGCTGCCACCCGTGGTGGACGGCCCGGTCGCGTTGGTCACGACAACGGACACCGCCCCAGCGAGGTGCGCAGGTGCGGTCGCGACGATCGTGTCGTCGTTGACGATGACCCACGAGGTCGCGCTGGTCGCGCCGAACTGCACGCCGGTGACCGCGAGCGTCCCGGTGAACCCGGTGCCCGTGATGTCCACCAGGGTCCCGCCGGCAGCCGGGCCGGTGATCGGGGTGAACGAGTAGATCACGGGCACGGATGCGGTCGTGTCCGGGTGGGTGACGATGGTGCGGCGGCCCTGCCCGACGAGCTTCACGGACACGCCGTCGGTGTCCGCCATGGCCCCGCCATCGGGGGACCACTCGACGCCGGCGGTGCCCTGGTACGCCTCGATGCGGGGGCCACCGGGCTCCATCTCGTAGAAGCGGACCTCGATGCTGTTCAGCAGCCCGATGTTCTCCGCGCGCAGGCGCAGCGCCTCCTGACCGGGGTCGTAGGCGGTGGGGTCGGACGCGGTGGTCTTGCGCTCGACCTTGAAGTCGCACCCCCACTTGCGGGAGGTGGCCGTGGACGACTCGTCGCCGCCGGAGTCGAAGTCGGAAGTGTCCTGCCACGTCGGGGACAGGTTCGGTTTGAAGTTGCTGATGCCGAACACGCCGGTCCACACGGGAGCGGCCGTGGTGCCCACGTTGACGTCGAGGTAGAACTTGCGAACCGTGGTGGCTGCGCCGAGCGGGACACGAGTGATTGCGGGCATGACGTTCTCCTTCTAGACGGGTGTTACAGGGGAGGGCGGGTTACGTGCGGTTGGTGCTGGGGCGGTGCACGGTCGCGTAGAAGTTGCTCGATCGCATCCACCGGTAACTGACGTCCTGGCCGAGAGAAGCCCCGGAACGGCGGAATATGGACACGATTCGGATGCCGCCGGTCAGGGTCACGCCTTCGAGGCCATGTAGGGCGTTGAAGATCCCGCCGTCCAAATCTTTGACGGGACGCGGGTCTTGCCCACCCCACCGGGTGCGGACCTGCACACCGATGATGGAGTCGGACAGGGTCGGGTCGTCGGAGACGACATAATCGGTGAGGGTGATGACCCTGTCCGGGCTGGCGGGAACAGTGTCGAGCACGATCCCGGTCTCGGCGGTGGTGTAGACGCCGGTGTCGCGCCACGTCCCGAGGCCTGCGTCTGCGAGGAGGTGGGCGATGCCCGTTAGTAGGTTTGTCTCGAACCCGCTCATGTTCCCAACACCGTCCGGATGACTTCGCCCGCTTTGTTGATCGCGGCCTCACCCCTCTCGTTCATGGCGAGTTCTAAGAATTTCGCGCTGCCGCCCGTGGGGTGATTGAACGTCAGGTTCTCGTGGATCCAGTGCGCATACACCGAGTCGTACACGATGCCCACGGTGTAGACCCCGCTGGCAACCATGACCCAGTCCTTCTTGACCGAGCCGGACGCGGCCAGCTCGCCGCCACCAGGTTCCTTGGGGACCAGTTCTGTGGACCTGTCGAGGATGACCTGCGCGCCTTCGGCCAGGGCGTCCTCAACGTTGGCGCGGACCTTGGCCAGGATGCCTTCGAGATCCATGGCCATCAGATCAGGTCGATTTCGATGTGGTCAGGCAGCCCGAGCGAGCCGCCATCACGGCGGCGAATCGCCGAGACCTGTGCGACGCGACCGTTGACAGTGACCCGAGAGTCGGGGACGAACTTGTCGGCGTCGGCCAGCGCGGCGTAGAAGATCGACTTCTGCTCGAGCTGCTCACTCGTACCCGTGCGGACCAGGACAACGCCGTCATCGAGGAAGCCCTTGACGACCACCGGGGCTGCGTAGGCGTCACCATAGGCCCCAGTGCCAGTGAACGTCTCCACGGTCGCCGTGTGGATGAAGAACGCTGAGATGGCGCTCACCACTGGCCGCCGTAAACCTGCTGACCGAGCGAGTGCCGGTTGCGGTAGTAGTCGTAATCCCAGGGCGGCAGGCCCTGCCCGGGAGCCAGGACACCGGGGGTGATGACGCTCGTGACGACGGTCCCGGTGAGGTTGCCGCCGTTCGCCACGAGCGGGGGGACGGGCACGGTTGCCAGCGTCCCGGTGAAGGTGATGATGTACGCGCCGGTCACGGACACGTTGCCGGCACTGATGACCCCGAGGGCCTCCAGCGCAGACTGCACAGCACCGGCGGTCGCGTCGAAGGGGATCGGGGTAGTGATCGCCCCGGCGAAGTTGAGGGTGTACGTGCCCGCGGTGGCGGTCACGGTTACGGACAGCACCGCGCTGGCACCGGCGGGCAGCACGGACACGGAGAACGCGCCGCCACGGCCGGCGAGGCGGCGCAGGGTCGTCTTGTCCGAGCGGGACAGATAGAGGCCACCTACGCCTTGGCTGGTGCCGGGGGCGCCGTATCCGATGTGTCCAGTGCCGAGCGCCACGTTGTTGGCGGACGTGGCGTTGGCGTACTGCCGTGCCGCCACGGCCAGGACCGTACCCAGGGCTGTGGCTCCGAGCGGTGACCAGATGGTCTCGCAGAGATCCTGTGCGAGCAGGAGGCTCTGGGTGGCCCTGACCGTGTCGATGGCAGGGTCGCCCAGGTACGTGCTGAGGTCGGAAGCAACAGCAATCGGTGTGCTCATGCTTGTCTCCCTCGGCTCGTACTAGGTGGTCAGGACGCGGGCTCGACGGGCGGCTCGACCTCGGCGATGCCGTAGTCGTTGACGGCGCGGACCCGAGCGGCGACCGTCTCGTCATCCGTGCTGAACGTGTAAACCTTCACGCCCTCAGCGGTGTCCTGGTCGCGGTCATGCTCGAACTTGGCCCACGTGACGTAGGGACCGGGCTCGCCTCCCTCCTTCTTCGGTGCCGCCTGCTCGCCAAACTCGACGCCATGCGTTGCAGTGAAAGTCGCCATGATGAAACCCCTTGCGGTTGAAGTGGGTCGGAGGCTGTGGGGGCACCTTTCGATGCCCCCACAGTCAGCCGCTCAGGATCAGAGGAGATCCTTGATGAGGGCGTGGTAGTTCTGCGGCCCGTACTCCAGGCCGATCTCGCCGTAGAGCTGGAACTTGCGAGCGGCGCCGACGCGGGCGAGCTCCTCGGTGAACAGCAGCCCCTTGCCGGGGATGTCGAGGAACACTGGGGCGCAGACCGAGCAGTCGATGATGGCGATCTGGCCGGCGGGCATCCAGCGGTTCAGCATGACGCCGAAGGTGCCGAAGTCCGTGACCAGCGTGTCGACAGCGACGCCGCCGATGGTGCGGTCGCGGGTGACCTGGTTCAGCGACGGGATGGCGTAGGCGTTGGACAGGTTGACCTTCTGGGTCGACCCGACCATGAAGCAGGTCTTGTCCTGGGGCAGTTTCGCCCCGTTGTTGAACGCGGTCGTCAACACCGCGTCGATGATGGCCTTGGTCAGGGCGCGGTTGACGCCGGCGTTGGCGTTGACGTTGGACGTGATCACAGACAGGACCCCAGCGGTCTTGCGGGGGGTCAGGTTGTCAGCCGGCTTCGCGTACACGCCGGTGAGGAACGACTGCTCCACATCGACAGCCATCGACTCAAGCTCGGCCATCGTCTGCACGGCCAACTCGTCGAGGACCAAGTCGTCGCTCTGCGGTGCGATGTTCGCACCCGAGAAGTTGCCCTTCGCCGCCAACTTCGTGTAGCTGACCTCGATCGCGGAGTGGTGGATCTCCACGACGTTGTTGACGTTGGCCCGCGCCCGCTCCGTACCTGCCGGGGCGTTCGCACCCTCAAGTGCGGCGTTGCCCGCGGACGAGGCGCGACGGTCGACGGTCTGCCACTCGAACTGCGTGGCCTTGGTCGTCTTGGCGCCTGCCAGGCCGCCGATGCAGGACAGGAACGGGGTCTCGGTGGGGGTGACGGTGAAGAGTTCACCGTGGTAGTTCGGCAGGGTGAAAG